GCATTGATACCGGCTCCGCCCTGGATCTGGACTTTGGCGTGCTCAAGGATGACGAATCCGACCTGGAAACCGAGTTGCAGAACTCGATCCTGGTGGACGGCACCACCAGCCTGGCGCGGGTGACCCTGACCGAGACCATGCTGACCCTGGCCACGACAGGCGCGCAACGCAAAAAGGTGGGCTACAAGGTAGCGACCGCCGCGGGAACGCCTGCGGCCGGGACCATCTATCTGAGCCTGTCCTATCGCACCACGACTTACGGCATCTGAGCTGGATTGATCTAACCCTCGGCGCCCCGCGCGGGGCGCCGACATTGCAGAGGCACGCACATGGCTATTACGGGAATCAACAGCTTGCACCAGGACGAGCGCCTGGTGGTGGAAGAACTGGTCGCGGATGACGTAACCGCCAGTGACGATCTGGTGGTGGGCGACGATGTGACGGTGGGCGACGATCTGACGGTGACGGATGACGCCCTGGTCAGCGGCGATTTGCAGGTGACAGGAAACACCAGCCTGGGGGGCATCGTGCTCCCGCACACGATCACGATTGCCCTGGCGGCGTCGGCGACGACGGATGGCATGGACATCACGGTTAGCCTCAAGACAGCCGCCGGAGCGGCCTTGGGCCAGGTGAATACCCTGATCCTCTATATGAGTGAGACGAACACTGGCTCCGGCATTACGGGGGACACCTATTCTGGCGATCTGACGGCCAGCGAGGGGGCGATCCTGGGCAGCCTGGTGGCCAAAAAGATGTGGATGGTGAATACCACGGGCGGCGGCGTGTTCAAGGGGACCTTGGTGGCCTCGGCCAATCCCGCCGATCAGTATGTGGTGGCTATCCATCCCTTCAACGGCAAGCCGGTGGTATCGGCCGTCTCCGGGACCAGTTGGCAAGGCGCCTGATGATGCGCGTGGAGAGCCTGATTAAGCGTCCGTTGGGGCATGAAGTGACCTTGGCGGGCGTGAGTTACGCCTTCCGGCCGCCTGATTGGGCGTGTCGGGTGGAGAACCCGGCTCATGCCGCGCACTTTGGGGCGATCAAGGAGGGCTATCGGATTGTGCCTGAGCCTCTGGCCCTGGAACTGGAGGTGCCTGGTGGGATGGTTTCCCGTCCGCTTGCCCCCCCGATTAGGCGACGTGGCCGCCCCCGTAAAGTTGTGACTGAGGTAGCTACAGATGGCGACATCTAACAACGCCTGGACGCCATAACACCATGGCCTCTTTGGACGACTTTCTCGCCATAGTGCGGGGCCGGCTACCCGGCTGTCCGGACTTCATTCTCAAGGAGGCCGTGCGCGATGCCGCCATCGAGTTTTGCAAGCGCACGCGCCTGTTGGTTGAGCGGATAACGGTTGCCGTGGAGGCGGATGAAGCGGCGGTTACACTCTCCCCGGCTACGGACTTACACTGGGAGGTGCTTGACCTGCGCCGGGACAACACCCGGTTGACCCCCTGGAACCGGCGTGAAGCCACGGTGCAAGACCAGTCCTTAGAGACAGGGACCCCGCAGTATTACTACCAGGAAGGGGACCTCACTCTGGTCCTGAGCCCCATCCCCGATGCGGATGAGACGCTGACGGCGCTGGTGACCCTGCGCCCTGATGACGCGGCAACGACGCTACCCGATGTGTTGTGGACGGACTACCGTGAGCCTGTCGCCGCCGGTGCGCGGGCGTGGGTGCGCCGTAATCACGGTGATTGGGTGAACCCTGAGTTGGAAGCAGAGGATCGGGCGATCTTTGAGCGGGCGATCCACAACCAGAATATTCGACGGGCGCGCGGCGGGGCTGATACGGCGCTGCGCGTGCGAGCCCATCCGTTTTGAGCGAGCTACTGAGACACTAGCATGGCAACCGTCAAAATCCAAGACGTTCTGAACAAGGTCGAGACGATCCTACAGGACGACACTAACGTGCGCTGGACCGCTGGCGAGTTACTGGGGTGGGCGAACGATGCCTACCGCGAAATCGTCATGGCCCGCCCAGACCTGAACACGGCTACCGGCACTTTGACCTGTGTCGAGGGCACGCGCCAGGCACTCACAACGACTCTCGCCCCTCACGCGCTGCGCCTTATCGACATCGTGCGCAACATGGCCGCGACCTCGAACAAAGGGGCGGTTCGCCTGATCAGCCGTATGATCCTGGACGACCAAAAGCGCGACTGGCACAACGTCGCCAGTAAATCTGTCAACATCGAATACTATATGTTCGATCCGAGGCTACCTAGAGAATTCCTGGTCTATCCGCCGGCAACGACGGCGGCGCAACTGGAAGTGGTTTACTCCAGCGTACCCACGGGCCATACCGTGAGCGGCAATACCGTACCGGATGAAGTCATCAAGCTAGATGATTCTTGGGCCAACTGCATGGTGGACTACATCCTGTACCGTTGTTACTCCAAGGACGCCGAGTACACTGCCAATACCCAACGCGCGGCCTCCCATTACCAAGCGATGCTGACCAGCTTGGGGGCCAAGACCCAGGCCGATATGGCGGTGTCGCCACAGGAAGGGGCACCGCGACCACCGACTACCGCGAGGGGGATGTAAGCCATGGCTACTACCAATCCAACCATTACAACGGCCTGGGCGAAACTGGTCAACCTAGGCGATGACTTTCTATTGACCCTGCCGTTCACCACCAGGACCAGTATCGAAGTGGCGATCAAAGACTCTGACGCGGCGCCGACGGTGCAAGGGCATGTCATACGCGGGGATCGCATCGAGGGGCTGAATCGGACACTGCTTGGCCCTGGGTACGTATTCGCCCGCTGCCAAGAGGGCTCGGTAGTGGCGACGCTGAGCGCCTGGACGCCCACCTAAATGCCCGTCCTGACGCAACTGCTAAGGCTGACGCGCCTGTTGCGGCTGTCTTCTACCGTTGACCCGTATGCACCCGAGAATACTCCAGCGGTGGAGTTGCGCACGGAGGACGGCATTTACCTGGTGACGGAAGATGGCAACTATATTGGCGTTGCGCCTTTTGGGCCTATGCTGCTGCTGTGGAGCACGCAGGCGTTGTACTGGGGCGATGAGCCCCTCACGTGGAGTCCGGTATGAGTAAGACAGTCCGCCAGGCCGTAGCCGTTCCGACCCACTTCCTAGTGGCAGATGGAACGGACGAAGCCTCCAATCTCGGCTACGCCACCGTGGCCCAGGCTCAGAGCCAGTTCGCCGTGGCCGTCCCGACGGGCGCGGGTCAGGCGGATGGACTGATGAGCCATGAGGACAAGGCGAAGCTGGACGTGACTCCGCAGCTCGCCGGTGACAACACCTGGACCGCCAAGCAGACCTTCAACCTGTTTGAAGCGGCGGCCGGCACCCTGGTAGCGAATGCGCCGGCCATTATCTCCCAGACGTGGAACAATGCCGCCGTGGCGTTTACCGGGCTGAAGATTGATGTCACGAATACGGCGAGCGCGGCGGGGGCGAAGCCGTTTGAGATTAGCGTAACTGGGTTTAGCGCCCATTTTGATAAGACCGCCAATCTAGTTTTTCCAGCGTTAGGTGGAACACAACTCGGCGCAATCTTTGGTGGCAGTACAATTTCTGACTGTGTTGCCTACACAGGGCAATACGGAGTGCGGCTATCGTCTACCATACAATTAGCGTGGAGCTCAAACAGAAACCTCAGCAGCCAAGATGTCACGCTGCGTCGTAATGCTGTCGGTGTCCTGGGCTTAAACTCGGCGAGTGCGCCCAGTACACTCAATGTGTGCGGTACCTACACCAGCGAAACCGACTACCAGCGTCTCGGCGTGATCTCTGCCAAACAGGCCCTGACCGCCGCATCCGGCGCCACTGTAGCCACCACGACCCTGAGTATTCCAAAATACTCCCACCTGATAGGCGTCACCACCCGCGTTACCACGGCGCTGGGCGAGACCAATGGCACAACGGGCTACACCGTGGGCGATGGCACCGATCCCGACCTGTGGGGCGCCGTCACGGGCGTCGCCATTGGCACCGCCACCGCTGCCCCAAACTATACCGCCGTCGATGCGCTCGGGCCATCGGCGACGGATCGTACCGTTACCCTGACCGCCGTGGGCGGAAACTTTAATGGCACTGGCGTGATTGAAGTTTGCGCCTTCTACCTGCGAGCTGAGGCCGATTAAATGAGCGAGCGTATTTCCTACCCAATAGAGCTGATCGAACAAGTGGGCGCCTATCTGGCAACCAAGCCCTTTCAAGAGGTCTATCAGTTGATCCAGTCCCTCCAGCAAAAGGGCGAGCCGGTCAAAGCCGCCGCGCCAGCCGAGGAGTCCGCCCCATGAGCCTGACCGCCCACATCACTACCGCTGACGGCGTGGCCGCGCTGGAGACGGCCGTCGTCGCCGTCGATATGCGGTTCAGCCGGGAAGGGTAAGCGATGGCCAATCGTTTGACGGGAGACTACGAGTTCGCTGCGGGGTTAAAAGTGGGCGGCGAAACCGCCTATCTTGACATCGCCCCCGATGGCACGCCGACTCTTGCCGGCGATGCGACGGTGTTCGACGATCTTGATTTCGCCATGACCTTTCGGTCGAATGCGAGCGAGAATCCGCCCGTGTGGACGCAACTGGCCAGCACCGGTATTTATGCCTGGGCCTTCGAGAATGGCGATATAGCGTATTTCCAGCGTCAAATCCCCCACCTGTTCAAGACTGGCTCCACCTGGCGCGCCCATGTGCATTGGATGCCGACCACGACCGCTACCTACACCGGCACCTGGACGCTGACCTTAACCGGGCACATAACCAGCACCACGCCCAGTGAGGCGCCGCTAATCAGTACCATTACGCGCACCGGCAGCTTTAACGTGAGTGCCACGGCCTGGCAGGGGCACCTGACGCAACTTGATGTAGCGGGCGCGACCCCCGAGTCGCCCATTGACGGGTCTGGCTGGGGGATCAGCACTATTCTGTTTGGCAAGCTCACGCTGACCCTATCAGCCGGTGCTGCCTGCATTCTGTCTGGGTTCGATTTGCATGGGCAAATTGACGCGCTGGGCAGCAAAGAGGAATACGTCAAGTGATCAACAAGCCAGCCGCGACTAACGTGCGGGAGGCTCTGGCGATACCGACCGGCATTGGTCAGGCAGATGGTATGATGTCGCACCAAGACAAGGCCAAATTGGACCGCGCCGTTTTCGATAGGGCGATGGTCCTGGCCAGAATGAAAAGCTTTTAATCTGGAGATATGCCATGCCCACTGCTGAACTGACTGGCTACGCGGATGTGCAAGCCGTAATTGATGCGCTGGACAAGGCCGGGACGGCAATTCAGTCCGACACTACTGACATCGCTGGCGCGGATCGGGTGACGAATATCGTCTCGCTGACTCAGGCGGAATACGATGCCCTTATCCCGGATACCGCCACCCTCTATGTGATTTTGGGATAAGCCGCCATGTCCACCACTACCGGCCGCATTTATCTTGGCGCTACCCTGATCGCAAGCGGGGGGCCGCCCGCCGTGTGCGGGCCTCTGATTGAGTTCAGCGCAGCCTATGCGCAACACGGCGCCGGCCTGTGGCAAGCCATCGGCTATTACCAGCCGCTGGTGTTCACGCCGTCCGGCACGCTCGGCACCGCCTCGCTGCACGCGGCAAGCCTCTACTTCTAAGCGGAGCTACTGATTTATGACATGCCAAGAGCTGATCGGCGTTAAAGGCACCCGCTTTTTCATCGGCGATAAAGCGCTGGATGAATCCGGTATCACTTACACCGAGGTCGGCATGATCGAATCCCTGGGTGAGTTCGGCCCTGATGCGGCGGTGGGTGCCTTCATTCCGATGAATACCGGTGTAGCCGGTAAATACCTGGGCGCCACCGATAACGGCGAATTGAGCCTGACCCTAGCCAAGACCAGCACGGACGACGGCCTGAAGGCGCTGCTGGTTGCGCAGAAAAGCCGCGAGCCGGTCGCCTATAAATTGCTCTTGGCAGGCGAAAACGAGGTGGCTTATGGCTTCAATGGCCTGTGTCGGGTCGCGCGCCTGTCTATCGGCAGCGCCAACGATGTGGTAAAAATCACCTGCGCCATTGCCCTGTCGGGGGCGATTCGCTATGACGACGTGGCGGACACACTGGCCATTGAGTTATACACCGTAAATGGCCTGTTCTTGGTGACTGAAAACAACATCTTCATCGGAGTGTCTTCGTAATGGCCACTGCCATCGTCGCCACTAACGCCGCCGCGGTAATCGCCGCCCTCGATCTGGCTGGCACTTCGATTCAGCCGAGCGATCTGGCGGTGCCGACCGGCGTCGGTCAAGCCGATGGCCTGATGACGCATGAAGACAAGGCCCGTCTCGATGAACTTTCACTGGCCGCGCTGCAAGCGGCTGCACTGTCACTCTAACCTCTACGCAGGAAACTCCGATGGCTAAAACTTTCACCGCCCCCTTCGCCCAAGCCCCCAAAAACGCGCGTGCCGTGGTCACTACCGCCAGCGCCGCGCTCAATGGCCTGGAGCCTACCAATACCGTCCTGCTCTGCAAGGCCGGCGCCGATGGCGCCTTGCTGACCCGGCTCAGCGCCGTGCCCCGCGCCACGGTCACCGATTCTGATCTGTTGCTGTGGACCAGCAGCGACGATGGCACCACCAAATACTTGCTGGATAGCGCCCGGATGGCCGCCCATACCGTGGCCGCTACCACCGCCATCCCGCTGACCTCCTTCAGCCGCTACACCGAAGACACGCCGCTACGGCTGGAGGCCAATATGAGCCTGTACGTCGGCACGGCGGTGACGCTGGCGGACGGCATTGTGTTCAACGCCAATTACACGGATAACTGAGATGAACCCCTACGCTGGCCGTAATGCGCCCCTGCTCAAGGCCCAGCGGTCAGAGCGCCGCTTGGGTATTGCCCCTGGTTTCCCGCCCCTCGGCAAGGGCCTGGGCGGGCATCCGCGCGATAAGCGCCTCGATCAGGACAGCCCGGATATGATCCTGATTGTCGATACCTCCCTGCCCGGCGCCAGCCAGACAGCGACTTTACCGCTTGCCGGCACGGTCAACTGCGTGGTGGATTGGGGCGATAACGTGCAGGAGGCGTTCACCACCACCGGCAACAAGACCCACGAATACGCGGCGGTGGGCGAGTATACCATACGGATCAGCGGCACGCTGACGGCGTTCGGCGCCGATGTCTCCCGGCCCGAGTATAAGCGTCTGGTGGCGCCGGGGCGGCGGC